ATGCAATTAATAGAGACTTCAAAATCTCCTTATCAGGAACATCCATTTCCATTACAACTCTAACCTTCATCTTGCATCTCCGCTAATGTGTCAGTAAGCCTTTTGAATGTGTCGGTTACGGATTTATTGCCTGGGACATTTTTATATAGATCCCGAGCTATTCTTAATGCAGTCCTTTTATCAATGTACTTTAGAAGCACATTGACAATACCCTCAACTGTTGGGTGGCTCGCTACCATCCGACTCCTCCTCGATTTTCTCGCCCATCATTTGTTCGGCTGCTGCCTTAACCTTGTCGATTGCTTCAGTGGCAGTCATCCGTGGTTCACCTCTTATCAGCCGTGCGTGGGTTTCACGATTGCTGACACCTATATCGGCGAGAAGCTGTGCAAACCCGGTAAGATGATTGGCTACGGTCTTGCCATTGGCCTCAATATCATGAGCCATTTGGTGTGCTTCATCACGAATAGCTTCTGCGGCTGTTATGGCAAGGTCACCTAACTTGCGAACATCTTCCGCCGCAGTTTTGGAAAGATGAAGCATTTTTTCAGCAGCTTCAGTACCTATGCGCGGAACGCTCGGCCCGTTTGCTGCGAGCTTTACTAGAGCATTAGTGGTAGCTTCACTGTTGCCGGGTTTGAAGTTCATAGTCTCTTCCACCTTTTGTAGTGCGTCTTGTAGTCTTTTGTCCATTTTGGCCTCCGTTGATAGTTTTGTGCTTGCATCCACCTACCATTAGTGGTAGTCCTGTGTTTTGTAGACGCAGTGCTCTTGCCACGTTCTACAAATCCACTCCTTACATCTTGAGGGGCGAGTGGTTCGTGCGCCTCCTAAACCCCTTGAAGGGGAAATCATTGAGCCAGACAGGTATGAAGATATTTCAGCCCTGGGGCTCATGCAGAAGACATACAAGGACACGCATCTTCCGTATGCTATACGTTTAGATGCGGCCCAGAAGGCTGCTCCATACGAAGTGCCGCGTCTAGCGCAATCTACCCAGGATGTGACGGCGGGCCTGACTATACGCATTGAGGGCGGGCTTCCAGACCTCCCGGGAACCAACATCATCATGCCCCACGAGGCCGGTGATTCGAAGAAACCAAACGGGAGTGGATAGCACGCGGGTCATCTGGTTCTAGAATTTCAACCTTGGGCCTGCGTTGTTCACGGATGAAAACATAAATCCAAACTATCATTGCTGCTAACAGACCAATTATAAAGAAAGTTATTCGAATTAGCAAATCTAAAAGCAAAAAGAATAAGGTTACGGTTTCCCGTACCAGCAGGAAGAACAGAACCGCGGTTATAAGTGCGAGCAACATTTTCCTTACCCTTGTAAAGTATAATAGCCTATTGAGTTTGTGAATGCAACAGGGAAGTTAATATGGCTAAGAAACGTCGTGAACCCGATCTTCCCGATCCATCCCCCGTCCCCCCCGAGGATGAAGTTCATGACGCTACGGGGGATCTGGAGCAGAGCACCCCATCCCCTCCCACTCCAGATCCCCCAACCAGTTTTGAGGCAGACCAGCCACCGGTTCACGAGGAAGAGCCGCCTACCCTGGACCTGCCTCCTCCCAACCTAAATCAATCCCCGGTACCCCCGGTCATCACACCACAGGCCCCTCCCATGGCAGATGTGAAAACGGTTGCAGCTCCCCAATACAATCCAGTTGCTGTTGGGACACGAAAGATTCAGCGCCCTCCGGTACAGGTTCGTATGATCAATGATCGTGCGAGCCATTTTTATTTCAGGCGCACGCTGAGCATCTTGAGGTCGCTTGGCAAATATAGATGAATCCTATTGTTCCGATTCCGATACCAGAATCAGGAGGTAGAACCGTTGTTCTACCGAGCTTACATCCGGGGCAGGTTGAAGCGTTTCAAGTCCCGGCCCGTTTTCGGGCGTTGCGATGCGGTAGGCGTTGGGGGAAGACTTCGTTCCTTAAAGCTATCGCGTGCGACTTCGCAGCTAAGGGTGCTCAGGTAGGTTGGTTCGTCCCAAATTATAGATATGCGTCAGAAGCTTACTCCGAGAATGAAACAACGCTTGAGCCGACTATTTCGCAGAGCTCGCGTAATCTTGGTACCATCAAAACTTCAACGGGTGGTCGTATTGAAATCTGGACCCTCGAAGATGAAAAAGCGGGGCGCTCGCGGCGTTACCACTTGGCAATCATAGATGAAGCGGCCTTCACAAAGCCAAATGCTATCGGAGTTTGGGAAAAAGCTATCCGTCCCACGCTACTTGACTTTCGCGGAGCAGCGATTATTGCGTCGAACACTAATGGGATCAACGAAGATAATCTCTTCTGGCGTATCTGTAACCTCCCGGAATACGGGTTCACAGAATATCATGCCCCGTCCCACAGCAATCCTTTCCTCCCGTCAGATGAACTCGAGCGCCTTGAGAGAGATAATCACCCGCTTGTCTACGCACAAGAGTACCTTGCCGAATTCGTAGACTGGAGCGGTGAGGCTTTCTTCTCTCTGACCAATCTGTTAACTAACGACAAACCAGAGCCTTTCCCCGAGCGCTGCCTATATGTCTTCGCAACAATTGATACTGCTGTCAAGACAGGTAAGGAAAGCGATGGCACAGGCGTTATCTATTTCGCTTATGAAAAGCTTGGCGAAGAACACTGGCTTAAGATTATTGATTATGAGTACCTACAAATCGAAGGTTCCATGCTTGAACTCTGGCTCCCTGTCGTATACAGAAATTTGGAGGATTACGCTGTTAAGTGCGGAGCCAGACTCGGAACCAACGGAGCTTTCATCGAAGACAAAGGTTCTGGCACAATACTCTTGCAGCAGGCTCGTCGAAGAGGCCTCCCCGCCAGTGAGCTTCCCCAGAAACTGACCCAGCTAGGCAAAAGTGAACGAGCTATTAATGCCTCTGGCTATGTGTATCGCGGCGCGGTTAAAATTCTCGAGACGGCGTATAACCGGATAGTGACGTTTAAGCAAGTGACCAAGAACCATATGTTAGGTCAGGTTATGGGCTTCCGTGTAGGTGACACAGAGGACCGGCAGGACGACCTGCTTGATTGCTTCACTTATGGTGTAGCAATCGCACTAGGCAATTGGGAGGGGTACTAAGTAGAAGGAATATCTCCATGCGACTAGTTCTTCTGGCCCCAGCACTCGTAGCACTAACTTTCACGCAACCGGCAAATGCCGAATGTGTGTGTGGAGGTTCCTATCAGTCATATGGTAATTACTCCTACCCGTATCAGTCATATGGAGATTATTATCCATATCGTTATGGAGGCTACTATCGTGGTGGGTTAGGGGTTTCTCCATTGGGAGTTGAACGGCGGGAATTTCGTCGCGTAGATCGTCGTGTAGATCGTCGAGTTGGTCGTCGGTACTAAGTGCTCACGATAATAATCGTAACAATTATTGCGACACTTGCTGCTGTGGCCATTGAGGGTATGGATGATCCTGCAATTGTAGAGCAGGGAAAACATACGCTATTTCGTTATTCTAATGGCCATGTTGGTTGTTGTGATGAACATTGGCTCTGTCAATGTAGCACAGAAGATTATTATGGTGATGGAACCTACGAACGTCGTGAAGATTAAGACTTTGGTGCGTCCAGAGTGATGCGGTGGAGTGGTCTCTCCTCCCGGCAGAGGCCACTTCTAAACTTGGAGTGATCCTATGCCTTTGATAACTATGGAATATAAGGTTATTGGACAGATAGCTGCATCTGATCCCGGCAATGGTTGTATGAGATTTAATACAGCATCACAGAGTGATGCAACGGAAATATATTTTGATCTATTATCGGCTGGTAATGTTGATCAATCAGCTTCATTTGCTGCCATGGCAGCAGGAAATATTATCAATTTTCAACAGAAAGATAATACTAATGTCGTTGGTAGTTTTATCATTAATACAATAACCGATAATGTTGGATGGTATACATTAGGTGTAGAACCAGGAAGTTCTACAGGATTTCCTATCACAAGTAGTAGATCAGCAATAGTTACTTGTGATACAGGTGCAGCATCATTCGGTGGTCATACATTTGAATATCATATCGAACATTTTAATTTAGGTGGATTAGATGAAGAATACCTAACAATCTTGAATGCTCTAGGAGCGCAAGGTTGGGAATTTCTTTTTGTCACTAATTTCAAAACTGATGATGGACAGTC